AAATGCCCAGATTTGACCCTCAAATACATTAAAGTCTGCCATGTATTCTTGGTTAAATTCTGCTTCGGACATTGTCTTTTTTGCTTCTTTAATATCTTCTTCTGATACACGAGGGTTTTCGTGGTAAGTAGCTTTTATACTACACCATTCTGGAAATTCATCTGAAAATCCTCGATAGTAGAACTCTGCAAAGTAATTGTTTCTTCCCCTTGGGGTAGAAATAAAAATAGCTTTGGAGTTTTCTTTATCGAGTGTTGGCCGAAGTGCCACATTGAAAGCATCTCTACCATCAGTAAGTGCAGCTTCGTCGAAGATGATTAAGTCATAAGATCTACCAACTACAGAGTCTACTTGATTAATAGACCCCATTCTTATAGTTGATTGATTTGAAAGTTCAATAACTTTATCTTTTGCGTTATCTCTTGTTACCTCTAAGTCAAAATGCTTTATAAGATTTCTTTGCAAGTCAAATGAGATTTGAGATAATGAGTAGTTGGGTGACATTAATAGAACGTTTGAATTTGGTACTAAACATACCAATTGTCCTATAATATTTGAAATGTATGTTTTGCCTTGGCGACGAGAGACCGCCGCACAGACAAAACGATATTTTGGATTATTAATTGCGTTTATAATCGCAGTTTGAGAGGAGTTAGGGACGACCCCTAATAAGTCTAGATACCCTTCAATGGGTAGTTTAATGAAACGATTCTCAGGATTTAACTCCATGAGATAGTCGTGTACAATATCTGTACGGCTTATCTCGATCAATGTAAGGTCTCTTTGTTAAATAAGTTAAAAGGGTCATCGGAATCAAAAATTCCATATTCTTTGCAGACTTGTAGCATATAAAGATATGCACTACAAAGTTCTGCCATATTTTGTTCGGATTGATTTAAAGTTATACCTTTAATTTCTCGTTGTTTTAACTTTGTTAAAACTTCTTCAGCTTGTAAGCAAATACTATCTAGCCAAACGGTTCTTGCGTCTATAACTTTTGGTATTGTCATCTTTTCCTTCTTTTGATTCCTCGAACATATTTCTGAGATTTAGGTGGTAATTTTTTCTTACCGCCTTTCCCAGCCCATAAAAACTTATCCGCCCAGTATGCAGGAGATTTTCTTCCTCTAGCAATATTCTTACGATGTCTTGCTTTGAAAGATTTTCTTGCTTCTGGACTATAATTATGCCCCATTCCCTGGGCACCGAAGCGAATGACTTTAATTTTGCCATTCACTTTTGTAGCAACCACAGCTTTCTTTGTTGGGTGCTTAGGGGTCATCTTAGGTTTATTTAACCTTGTTAGACCTGCCTTTTTTAGTCTTGCTTTTTCGTTTGCTGTCAGTGCCATTTAAAATAATATTTACGACTTTATTAAGTCGTCCTGCTTTCATAAGTTTATGAAAGTCGTCATGTAAAATATTTATCTTCCGCGTCTCGGTAATATTCGGCTTGCACCCTGTTTTCCGAATCTTGCTGATTTAGGAGTAACTGTTTTACCAAATCTTGGTCCGATTGCCTTCGGAGCTGCGCCATAAAAACCACCTGGTGTGGTCATTGGAGACTTAGTATTTACATAAGTTCCTGCTGCAGCATTAAGGTCTCTAGTGAGTCCTCTTTTTAGTACATGTTTTCTTAATTTAGATGTTCCATGAACGCTTGGTCCAACTAAAAATCCACCTTGTCTTGCCATTTTATTGTCCTATGCTTTCTAAAAGCTCTTGGCATTGCTGCCCTTTATTTAATCTATATCTTATTTCTTGATATACGGTTAATCTGTTATCTAATGCATGTTTAAATTTATTCGATAAATTTAAGATATGTAAAAGTTCTTTTACAACTTCATGTCTGTTCATATGCCTACTTTTTCTTTCGGCTTCTCCGTTTTGTAAAAGTTTTCACAAACGTTGGCTTACCACCAATTCCTTGTGCTTTACTTCGTTTGCGGCGAACTGCCGATCTTTTCTCTGCTGCTGACATCTTTGATGCTACTCTTGCAGGGACACATTTCGGGTAACCACCTCTAGCAGTTCTTGCTTTAGGTCTACCACATGGTTGGTATTTTCCTTTCTTTTTAGGTCGGCTAATATCCACCCATTTTTCTTTAAACCATTTAGTAAGTCCGCCTCTAGGTTTAGCCATCTCCTTCAAGTCCGTTCGACAAATAATTTGCCGCTGAGACTACTTCATACTCTGAGATTGCTAGTTTATTTGTCCACCACGTTGGTAAACTTTGTTCTGGGTCTACATTATCAAGAATCATCTGACAATGAGACATGATTGTTTTGCAAGCATTTATTGCTGAAGCTCCATCAGTATGACCATCTTTTTCGATCATTCTGAATTTGCCATCTTTTGTTAAGATTGCTTTCATTTTCTTTTTCCCATGCGATATTTACCGCCTCTTGCTTTATAAGTTTTTACTAACCATCCATTTGCATATGCACTTGGATAGACTTTAAATTTTCGTTTTGCTTCAGCTTTTACTGTTGCATATAGTCTGGGATTTGTTGGTACTGGTTTTTTCTTAGCGCTTTTTCTTTTTCTTACTGCCATTCTTCTTATACCCAGAAGCGTAGATCGCTCTGCCTTGGGCTTCTGCCTCTTTCTTTGTCTTAAAGACTTTTCCAGATTTTCCCCACTTATACCCACCTTTAACTTTCATTACTGGCATTTTATTTTCTCAACTCCTGTATAATTACAGGCTTAGGCAAGGTCGGTGGGTGAGACCATTTATACGCGCATTTGGTCTGAATACTATTTCGTGTATTCACGATTTCATCAATCTCACTAAGAGTATAGTCATCACCCACCTGATAAAAGATCACCTCCCAAGGTTCTTGTTCCCAATTCATTTCGAAAAGTGTTAATATTTCGTAATCAAAAGGAACAATCTTTGTCGTGCCTTCTATAAAAGAGTCATAGAAAGAAGGATTGACAGGTTTTTCAACTCTGAAATGGTCTAGCCATGTCATATACGGAAAACTCTCATCAGTATCCTTGTTTTTTCTTTCCACGTTTTTTCTTTTTCTTTCCAGAATGGTGCATTGGCATAATTACTCTCCTATGTCCACCGAGGTGGTTCCTCGGGGCACTCTGCCCATCTTAACTTAGTCTTGAGAGGCATAAAACAATAACATATTTTGCAAGTTTTCCACCTTTTATCTAGGTTTGGACATTTCTTGCAAATCTCATACCGTTCCTGGTGAGATAGCTTTTTCTTCATCGAATAGATGACGGTAGCTTACTTCTCTTTTTGCGTTGAAGATTTGTTTTTCTTGCCATCAGTTTTTTAATTCTTGTTGACAATTCTTGATTATCTTCAGATCCTTCGCCTTCTACTATCTTGCCTACTTCTGCTTTCGCAACTGCTTTTTTCAAAGCGTCTTCAATACTATTAGACATATTATCCTTTAAATCTATTTAGTGCTGCTTCAGCGTTTTCTTTTTTAGTGAATCCATGAACTTCTCCATCCCACTTAAATTTGAAAACACCATTCTCTTCAAAGATAACGCCATCTTCAACTTTTTTAGTCTTAGTGGCTTTTATGTCTTTTGTTTCATAATCTTTTTTCATATTTATTTACCCATGTAGTGACAATATTGTCAAAATTACTGTTGCTCCGCCGACGATTATACCGCCAGCGCAAGTTATTAAAATCATTTCTATTCTTTTGATATTTTCTTCCATATCATCGAATTTGTTGAACGCAGTTTTCCAACGTTCTGCACAAACGGCTTCGTGTTTTGCTAGGTCTGCTGCGACTTGGTCTGAGTTCATGATTTATTTCCTAAATACCTTGAAATATACATTTCTAATCATAATTATAACAAAAAGAGAGGTCGAATGTCAAGTGTTATTTTCTGATGGTATAGATTTTGATGGGCTCTGTCTTTCCTTTTACAATTACCTCATCTAAATATTCGTAATCATAACCATCAACTAAACTATACTCTGAAATTATAATTCCAACATCATATTCTTTACATAGACTTTCTAAACGAGCAGCCAGATTAACGGCGTCCCCAAGCACACTATAGTCAAAGCGATTGGAGCTACCGAAGTTTCCCACCACGCAAGTTCCTGTGTTGATTCCGCCTCCTGTATTAATTTCATCCAAACCCTCTTCTTTGAGTTTTTCATTTAATTCCTTTAATGACTGTTTCATTTCGATAACAGCGTCTGTTGCATGTTTCACTTGATCTTCATCATCAAGTGGTGCTCCCCAAAATGCCATGATACAGTCTCCCATATATTTATCAATAGTTCCACCATGTTTCATAATAATTTGAGTTTGATTATCTAAAAATCTATTTATTAATTTTGTAAGACCTTGTGGGTCTTTTTGATATTTTTCTGAAATTGGTGTGAATCCTCGAATGTCAGAAAAAAGAAAAGTGAGTCGTTTAGTCTCCCCACCCAATCTCAGCAACGTTGGGTCCTCCTGTAATTTTTTTACTAACTCTGGAGATACATACGTTCCAAATTGTTGTTTAATTCTAAGTTTCTCGAAATATGTAGTCATGAAATTACGGAAACTTTCAATACTCCAGAATAAAAACCCGATAAAAATTGTGCCAGTTACGTCTATCA